GTGGAACGCTGACGCCGCCGGTATTCGGGCTGTGCAGACGGGCGACAACATCATCACGATGTTTGACGTGATCGGCGAAGATTATTGGTCCGGCGGCGGTGTCACCGCCAAGAAAGTTTCGGCACAGCTTCGCGCGATCGGTGATCGCCCAGTGGAAGTGCAAATCAACTCGCCGGGCGGTGACATGTTCGAGGGCATCGCGATTTACAATGTCCTCCGCGAGCATCCGCAGGATATCACGATCAAAGTCATGGGAATGGCAGCATCGGCCGCTTCCATCATCGCGATGGCCGGTAATCAGGTTCTCGTCGGAGCCGCATCCTTCATCATGATCCACAATTGCTGGGTGATGGCCCTGGGCAACCGCCACGACATGATGGAAACCGCGGCATGGCTCGCACCCTTCGACCAGGCGATGGCGGATGTGTACGCTGCGCGCACCGGCCGCGGTACAGCGGAGATTTCGAAGTGGATGGATGCAGAGACATTCATGTCCGGTTCCATGTCAGTCGAGCGCGGATTTGCCGACGATCTGCTCTCCAGCGACCAGATTAAGCATGATGAAGCGGCGAAATCCCGCGATCTGGAGATCAATGAACTTCGAGCAATGGAGCGCTCGCTTGTCGCGCAGGGCATGACGCGCGCCGATGCCCGCGAGCGCATCACGAAAATCCGGGGCATGAGTGACTCTGCCTCTGATCCTGGCGGCATGAGCGACTCTGCTTCCAAAGAACTGACCGACGCACTCGCCGGTTTGATGTCCTCGCTTCAGATATAGGAGAGACCTATGAAGCATGTTCCTCTCGTCGGGTTCGACAAAAAGAACCCGGTCGCCATGCCGCGCGCCGTCTTTGCGGCCCCGCGCGCAGACACTTCCAACCCGGTCCAAATGATCCAGGCGCTGTCCAAGGCGTTTGAAGACTTCAAGGCCGCGCATTCCGAACAACTTAAAGGTAAAGCCGACGTCGTCACCGACGAAAAAGTCGAGCGCATCAATTCTGAAGTTTCCACGCTTCAGGCAAAGATGGACGAGTATTCCGCCAACATCCAGAAGGCGATCGACGACCTGAATGCCAAGATCGCCGCCGGCCAGATCAACGGCGACGGTACTCTCGGCGATCTCCCGGCGACGTCCCCGGAATATCTCGCCGCCTTTAAGGCGCACATGCGCTGGGGCGATACAAAGATGCTCAACGGCGCACTTCCAGCCGTGGCTCTCACCAAGAGTACGGACGGAGAGGGGGGCTATCTCGCTCCCGTGGAGTGGGATCGCACGATCATCAACAAGCTCAAGCTGATTTCGAAGATCCGCGAGAATGCTCGCGTCATCTCGATCTCGGTGGCCGGCTTCAAGAAGCTGTTCAACGATCGTGCTGTCGGCTCCGGCTGGGTCGGTGAAACCGCCTCTCGCCCAGCAACCAGCACGCCGACGCTCGGCGTTCTCGACTTCGCTCCGGGTGAACTTTACGCTAATCCGGCGATTTCCCAGCAGCTTCTCGATGATGCGGCCATCAATCTCGAAACGTGGTTGGCCGACGAAGTCGAGACCGAGTTCGCCCGACAGGAAGGCATCGCTTTCCTCGGCGGCGACGGCGCCAACAAGCCGTTCGGCATACTCACCTATGTTACGGGCGGCGCCAATGCCTCCAAACATCCGTGGGGCGCTATTCCGGTAGTCAACTCCGGTGCGGCGGCTGCCGTCACCGGTGACGGCTTTATCAACCTGATGTACGACCTGCCGTCGGAGTTCACGGCGAACGCAAAGCTCTACATCAGCCGCGGCTCGCTCGGCGCCGTCCGAAAGCTCAAAGACGGCCAGGGTAATTATCTGTGGCAGCCGACCTATGTCGCCGGCGAACCGCAGACGCTGAACGGCTCGCCGATCGTCGAGGTTCCTGGAATGCCGGCAATCGCCGCCGGTAACATCGCCGCCCTCTATGGTGACATGGAGCAGACGTATCTTGTCGTGGACCGCATCGGAATCTCGGTGTTGCGCGATCCCTACACAAACAAGCCGTTTGTTCACTTTTACACGGTCAAGCGTGTCGGCGGTGGTGTGTACAACCCGGATCCCATGCGTGCGCTGAAGATATCGGCCTGACGCCTTGGACGGCGCTTTCTGGCGCCGTTCGCCCCTTCTGAGACAGCGAAAGGAACAGGACAATGGCAACCACCAAATTGAATGAGAACGCCTCTTCCGCCAAAACGGAGCAGGCGAACATCGCGCCAGCGACGGAAATCGATCCCTCCGGCGCTCCGGTGCAAATCGTCCCTGACGTCGACATGAGCCACCCGGCCGTCGATACCGACCCGCGCAAGGGTACGACCGTGGCCCAGAACCGCATCGACTTCAACGACCCGAACAAATCGGGCGCGGAAGCCGTCGCGGAAATGCTCAACGCGCAGGGCGTGCCAACGAAAGTCGAGCCCGACGAACCGGCCGAGAAAGAGGCCGGCAAGTAAGCCATGATAACCGTCATCACCCCGCCGCAGCCGTTCGTGACGCCGGCAGACATCCCCGGCTCCCATGCCGAGGATGATCCTGTCATTACGGCCATGATCGCGGCTGCGGTCGGGGAGATCGACGGGCCTTATGGGTGGCTGCGCCGCTCGATCGGCAAGCAGACGCTCGAAATCACCGGCTTCTGGCAAAACTGGAGTGTGGACCTGCCGCTGCCGCCGATCATCCGAGTTGTCAGCGCGCATTTCACCGATACGACCGGCGTCGAGACCGTGATTGACACCGCCTCCTATTTCAAGCGGCGAGAGTCTATCGTCTTCACGCAGGGCGCGCCGTTTTTTCGCCACTGCACCAGCCTGCGCGTCCGGTACGAAGCCGGGTTTAGCCAGGAGGATGGTACAGGGCCGATCCCGCTGCAGGTGAAGCAGGCCGTCATCATGTCGGTGCAGAACATGAAGGCGCTTGCCGTGGAAAACCTGTTCCTTCGTTCGGAGGAGGTCGAGGGCGTAGGGACGACTACCTACACCGTCAGCGAGCAGGCAGGGAACATCATCCGGAATACGGCTGAACGTCTACTGCGCGGCCTGAAGGTCCCTCGCACATGACCCCGGCCGCCGCAATCGCCGCGCTCGACCGGCAGCTCGCCAAGCACGGCCAGACGGTCATCCTCCGTCGCGGCAACACGACCACCGGGCAAGCGACCGTCAAGGCGTTTGTGCGCGGCGTGAAAGCCGAGGACATGGTCGGTGAGGTGACGCAGACCGACAGGAAGGTGATCATTTCGCCGTCCGGCTTGGGCGCCTTTGGCGAGCCCGACGCCTCCGTCATGATGGTGATCGACGGGAAGCCGTTCAAGATCGTCGGGAAGCCGGAGCCGATCCGCCTCAACGATGTGTTGGTACGCGTCAACATAGTGGTGAAGGGCTGATGGCGAGGGTCGCAAATGTCTCCGAGCTGGTGCGCGTCCTCAAGCAGGAGGATGCCAAGGCTACGAAAGCCTTCATCGTCGCCACGGCGAAGCGGGAGCACGCGCGCATCATGGCCGACAAGCCGGCCCCGTCGTCGTTCGTTCGGTTCGTCGACGGCATGCAGGGCGCGCCGGAGGAAAGCGCCCGGGCCGACGGCCGGATCGTCTATCAGTATAGCCGCATTGAGGAGGTGGTGAAGTTCGCGCTGGCCACCCTGCGCGAGGTCTCGCCGGTCCTGTCCGGCGCCTACAAGGATGCCCACGAGATATTCCTGAACGGGAAGACCGTTGTCGATGTGAGCGAGTACCAGGCTGGTGACGATCTGATGATCACAAACCTGCTGCCCTATTCGCGGAAGATCGAAGTCGGGAAGATGAAGATGCGCGTCGCCGGCACATCGAAGGTCTATCAGCAGGCGCGGCGCATCGTCATGAACCGGTTCGGCAACAGCGCCAGCGTCGAGTTCACCTATCGCGCCAACATTTCCGGCCGGGCGGTCGACCAGGCGAAGACAGCCACTAAGAAGCGCAAGGCAGCAGCCGGCAGCTTTGAGACCGCGCTGGCGCCCGGCGTCCATAACAGGGCGGATATGCGCTATCCGTGCCTCGTGATCAGGGAACGGTAATGGCGAGCTATGCGGGCGCTGAGATCGCCATCCGGGAACGTCTGGTTGACAACTGGACGATGACGCCGATCACCTATGAAAACGTCGTGCCAGCGGACTTCCCGCCGACTGACGCCGATGGTCTCCTGCTTCCGTGGGTGCATCTGGAAATCACCTGCATCGGCAGCCGCATCGTCGGCCAGGGTCGACCCGGGAACCACGTCTATCATTACGACGGCCTCATTGAGGTGCATGTGTTCGTTCCGATCGAGACCGACGTCTCGATCGCTAAGGGCTATGCCGACCAGATCGGCGAGATTTTCCGCCGCAAGCAGTTTTACGACACGGTGACGCCCGGATGCCGGGTACGCACCGAAGATCCATTCCCGGCGGCCGGCGGCGCCAAGTCCGACGACGGAAACTATTACGGCGTTACCATGACCTGCGGCTTCGTCTACTGGCACCGCGGCTGACCCCTATCTTCACAAACCCCGCTGCGGCGGATCGTCTAAAGGAGCGACGCGATGTCGTATGCTGAAAATTGGAATGGCTATGTCGCCGTCAAGGCACAGTCGGCCAAGGGCACACCGGCCACCGGCTCGGGCGCATTCCTCCTGCCGACCTCTGGCGGTCAGGGTGCCCAGATGCAGAAGAACGCTGTCACCTCGGCTTTGGTGCGTCAGGACGGTCAGCAGTATCGCGGTCGCCATGGCAGCCGGCGCACCTCCGGCACCTATTCGAGCGAAATCGGCATCGGCCGCGCCGATCCCGTCTGGGAAGCGCTGTTCCGCTCCAACTGGTCGGCGCCGAACCTCGCAATCACGCAATCGACGATGACGAGCGTCACCACCGGCGCGAATGCGATCATCGCGGACGGCGGCGACTGGATCGCCCAGGGCCTGCGCGTTGGCAACGTCATCCGCGCGACCGGCCTGCCGGATGCCGACAACAACGGCAAGAACCTCCGCATTACCGGCCTGACGGCGAGCACCATTACTGTCGCCGAAACCCTCGTCGTAAACGGCACGCCCGATACCGCCTTTACGATCACCCGGCCGGGCCGTGTCCTCATCAATGGCGATGCGGGCTCGCTGACGAAGACGTATTTCAGCGTCGAGGAGCACATGTATGACCTCGATGCGTCTGAGCTTTACACCGATTGCCGCTGGTCGCGCGGCATGATCCGCATGGCGCCCGATGGTAACCTCGATTGCGAATTCGGCTGGACGGGCACCGGCGCGATGGAAGTTCTGGAGGCTGGCGCGGCGCCGCATTTCACATCGCCGAGCGATCCGACCAGCCTGACGCTGGTGGCAACCGAGGCCGTCGTGCGGCTCGGCAGCAAGGATGTGCTGGACCTGACGTCCTTCGATTTCACGATGGACTTGCAGCCGAGCGCGCCGTCGACGATCAGCCCCGGCGGTTACGCGCCGGATGTTTTCCTCGGTACGCTTCAGGTCAGCATGAACATGACCATGCTGCTCGCCGACCTTCAGGCGCTCGCCGACTTCGAGGCGGAAACGCAACTGTCGCTTCACCTGATGGCGTCAGAGAACGAGGCGTCGCCGGCCGATTTCATCGCGCTTTCCATCCCGAACTTCACGCTCGGCAGCTTTGCGAAGTCGGCATTGAGCAAATCTTCCGGCGCGCGCACCGCCACTGTCGGCATTCCGGCCGACCTCGTCGGCAAGGATACGCGTGGCGGCGCATTCGATGCCACCACCGTCATGCTTCAGGTTTCCAACGCAGCCTAAAGGAGGCTCCCATGCATCCCGCAGAACAAAACCTTCGTGAGAAGGCCGAAGCCTTCAAGGTCGCCTTCCTGGAAGCCCGCGCCGCCGGCTTCAACATCGTCTGGCCGGTTCGCGCCAACGAAATCGGCGACATCCTGATCAGTGGCACGGCCAAGGTTGAGCCCACCGTCACTGACGCAGATGGCTCACCGCTTCAGCGCGATGCCGACGGCAAGATGAAGGGTGAGCCGCTCAACCTGACCGACGAGGAGCGCGCTGCTCTGCCGCCGCTCGGCGACGCCGGTGATGGGCGCCTCGTGTACGGCCAGGCCACAGGGGTCCCGCTGGGGGGCGTTGAGGTGCCCGCCGATGGCATCGATCGCGAAATCACCCTTGAGCCGTCTAAGCCGCGCAGGAAGTAACGAGAGGACAATCCCTTGACCGCGACCGAAACCACATCCGCCGCCATCGACCTCACCGACTTCCTGCCGCAGGACGAGGCCACCATTGAGATGCTCGCCCCTGGCGGGAAGGCGACCGGGTGGCTTGTCACGCTCGCCGGCCCCGCGCATCCGAAGCGTGAGGCCGCCAACAATGCCGCCGCGCGTAAGGCGCTGCAGCGATCGGCCGCCATCGAGCAGGCCCAGATCAACGGCAAGAAATACACGGTCGACAAACAGTCGCCCGACGAGGTTCGCCGTGAAAATCTGGAGAGCATGGTTTCCCGCATCGTCGGCTGGACACCGGTTCGTATTGGCGGCGAGCTTTACGAGTTCTCGGATAGTCGGGCTGTTGAACTGCTCATTCAGCCCAAGATGGCCTGGGCGGTGGCGCAGATCGCCGAAGCGCAGGCGGATGAAAGCCGTTTTACCAAGGCCTCCGCGAATCTCTAATTGGGTTCGCTGAGGCGTCCTTCCGCCTTTCGAAGGTCGAAGAGGGGATTACCGTCCGCGCATCGCTCCAAGCGCAGCGCGATAGGACAAGGGATGCGAAGCGACTTGAAGAGATCGACGAACAGCTTCGTATGCCGCCGTTGCCTGAGGAGCTTCGTTATCTCTGGAAAACGTATCTCCGGCTGCGAAACAGGAAGGGCGCTGGGCTGGCTGGCCCGTCGCCGTGGGAGTGGCCCGACCTCGATGCCTTCGTGAGAAACAGCCGCATGCCGCTGTGGCCTTGGGAGGTGGAAATTCTCGAAGCGCTTGACGATGTCTTCATGGCTGCAACGAGCGCCTAGTCAAGCTTATTCGCCTGAAACTCGTGGACGATGCCAATCGCCACGTTCAGTCCTATGAGCTGAGTTGCTGTGTCGACGGATGCGTTAAAGGGAAAGCGGGACCAGCGCGTCTTGAATACCTTGGCTGTCGATAGTGCTCTGATGGATTCAGCGTCTTGCACGCATCCATCCTTATCCGTGGTAATCGGAGGAGCCATGTCCAATCGTATTAATGCGGTTTTCCCTGGGAAGTTGTGTCCGAACACGCACATCATCAGCGGCTCTTGACTGTCTCCAAAGAACAGGGAGAGGCCGCCTACGTCTCCGACTATTGCGCAGTTTCGTTTATCCGTCATTTGGTCGATGGGACACTGTACTTGCCATCGACCGACTGAAATATCGTCACTTTTGGTCACTGTGGCGCGGCCGGTCGGTTCCTTCACGACATTAAATCCATCGACAACCTTCCAACCTTCAGTCGGCAATGTCGCATCTTCTGCTGCTGTTGAAGTAGCAACCAGAAAAGCGACAATCGAGGCAGCTACGCGCATTTTCTCCTCCAAGTGGCGATTTTAGAACATGGCAACAGAACAAAGAGTTGTCGAGCTTGTTGTCGACGCCTCTGGCGCCGTGGCCGGAACGCGTGTCGGCGCCGCCGCATATGATCACTTCGGGGCTCGCGCCGAGGCCGCGATGGCGCGTGCTCAAGCGGCTGCCGATCGGCAGTTCACGGTCTTCCAGAACAAGGCGCCGAGGTCTGTGGATGCGGTCGCGATGGCCTATGATACTCTTCGGGGTAAGATGGACCCGTTGTTTCAGGCGCAGATCCGTGCCGAGCGGGAAATGACCCAGAGCCTTGCCGTCGTCAACCGTGCCGTTCTGCTGGGTGTCACGACCCAGGAACAGGCGACGCGCGACATTCTCCGGCTGAAGCGCATGCAGGTTGAGGCGATAAACCAAGTTCGCGATGCGCAGCTACTCGCAGATCGTG